ACTTTTTTGCTAACAATCCACAAATACCTTACAACATGCAAGGTATATCACAAAACTTTGGATTTTTACCTAAAGATGTACAAGTTGCTGGAGCAATGATTGGACTTACAAAAGATTCACCAGAGTTTCAAAGTATTGTAGAAAGATTTTTAGAAAAAGAAACATCTTGGTGGGAAGGTGTAAAAGCAGCAGGTAGAGGTTCTATACGTTCTGCAATAGTTGGTATGGAATCTGCATCACAGTTTGTAAAGAAGTTTGGTCAAGCAGGTATGAAATATTATTCAAAAAGAAAAATGAATCCTTTACTTGCATTTACAGGTATTGGAAGTCTTATACCTTTGATTGACCCTACAGGGAGAAATGAGATTGCACAGTCTTTTAAAGAACAAGGACCTACACTTGCAACTAGAGCATTTCAAGAACTTCGTCAAGGTAGAAAAGTAAATCTTGGTGAAGGATATTTTGGTAACTCTACTGTTGCAGAAGATACAGAAGTATATAAAGAGCTTGTTGGTAGAGGTGCAGACCCTAATGAAGTAAAACAAATTATACAAGATTATTATGGAAAACCTATATCACAGTTAGAAATGAATACAAGAGAAGGTGGTGCAGGAACATACAGAGGTAGAAAAGGTACAGTTAAATTATCTCCTGGTCGTGTTGCTGCTGTAGAAGTATTCGAACCTGGCACAAAGTCATTTAATTTTATGTCAGGTATTATTGATGCAGCGTATACTATTTTTACAGACCCAGCTACATATGTTGGTGCAGGATTTGCAAAAGCAGGTAAAGCAGCTAGAACTTTTAATTTATCATCTACAAAAGAAAAAGCAGGACTTATAGACAATGTAGTTAGAAAGACTGTAAAGATTCCTACAGCAAAAGAATTTTTCTTTGAATCAAAAGTTGGAGATGATATTGCACAAATGTTCGCTGATGCAAAAACTTATGATGAAGTAGAAATACTTTTAGGAAGACAGGGTAAGGGTTATCAAACTAATATGTCTAGTGATACACATGGTGCAAGATTATATAAAAGATTAAGAGACACTGACAATAAACAAGAAGTAAAAAATATTTTAGTAGATGCTGTACAAAATCCTGTTGCACAAATTAAAGATAGATTAGATGCTAACTCTTTATTATTTAAAGGAACATTATCAAGAGCTGCAGCAAAATTTGTTTATGGAGACAAAGTATCAGCTGCTGGTTTTAAAACAGCTATGAAGTTGAATGGTTCAAATAATTTATTTGGTAGATTATTTCAGGTCTTTCCAGCACCAAGAATAGAAACAAATAATTTAAATAATACTTTTTTTGAACTAAAAGATTTTATGAAGTTTGCAAAGGTAGATGATGACGTAGCTAATAAAGCATTAGATAGAATTGTAGATGCAATGGATGATGATACTATTCGTGCATTAGAAGGCAAGCCTGCATCACTTCAAAAATTAAATATGATGTTAGATATTTATAGTGGTGAGGGTGGTGTTCTTAGACATATTCAAGATAAATTTGAAGCTTTAGGATTGCCTGGTGGTGTAGTAAATCAAATAGGTAAACTTGTAGCAAGCATTGATGAAGCTAATAAATATTTTTATAGTGCTTATGGTGAAGAAGCTTGGAACTTACAAAAAATATCAATACTTGATAAAGGAAGAAATAATCTTGATAATGTAGATTTTAAAATGCAAGAAACTCTTGACATTATAGATGACATTGTAAATAACTCAGATATTAAAAGAGTCAAGGGTATCAAAAAAGTTCAAGATATAAAAGATGACTTTTTACGTAAAAATCAATCAGCAGCAAGAGTTCCAACAGATGAAGCAGAAGCAGAAATTATTGTAAATAAAGTTATTTCTAATGGTGGTAGAGGTGCAGATATACAAGCACTAAGAGTTGCAAAAGAACTTAATATAGAAACAGGTGGTACTGGTAATGTTGGTTTTAATGATACTGCTCAAAGAGCAGATGGTAGTTTTAAGTTTCACGAGTCAGAACTTACTTCTTTAGGTGTAACAGATGATACAGCAAGACAAATAAAAAATATAGATGAAAGAATAAAACAAACAGAACTTGAAGCAGTTGGTGATGATAGAAGAGGAACAGTTCTTCGTAATACACTTAATCAGCTTAAACAAGTTAGAAAAAAATCTTCTGAAGAATTAAAAGCATTAGAAAGAGGATTTAAAGAAATGCAACTTTCTCCTATAGCTGATGACATTGCTATTCAAGACTTATTACAAAAAGCTGTATTAGCAAGAAAAATATTAAGAGGTGATGTATCAGATGTAAGAAATGCAGACATAGTTAGATATACAGAGCAAGAAAAAATTCTTAAATATGTAACCAATCTTACAGAAGAAGGACCTACAAAAATATTAAGATATGATACTTTTGATAAAGCTGGATATCAAAGAGAAATAAAAAAATCTCAAAAAGCTCTTAATGACCTTAGAAAGAAAGTAGCAAGTTTAGATTCAAAAGTTAAACAAAGAGAAGACCTTATAAATAATGTTCAAACTACAAGAAAGCTTGATAGGTTACAAAAAGAAAAAGATGCCTTAGAAAAAGGTTACGATTCTTTCCCTGCTCCAGCTAAATATTTTGTATCAAGGTCAAAAAAGAATATTGATGATGCTGATGTAACAATTGCTATATTTGATTCTGCAACTGCTCCAGCAGGTAAAGGAACTATAGGTGCAATCAACTATGCAAGAAAAGGTAAATTTTCTCAGAGTGCAGTTCCAGAAGCTAATAAAATATATAAAGGTAATAAGCCATTAGTTGTAATTGATACATCACAAGAAATAACAAAACAATTAGTAGATGAAGTGCATACATTACTTAAAAGATATCCAACTGTTAATGTTGTTGGACCTAGAACTTTTACAGATGCAGATAAAATAAATCCTGTTCTTAAAACATTGTTTACAAAAAATACAGATACGTTTGATGTTGTTGATGGATTTAAAGTATTTAAAAATGCAAAAGTATCACCTAATCAAATACTTTCATACTTTTCAGAAATAACAACAGATGACGAAGTTTTAAAACAAGTAACAAATTCTATATTAAAAAAAGCTAACTTTGATGAACTCGAAACAGTAGTTGGAAGACCAACAGCTCATTTAATTTCAGAATATTTAGCATCAGGTAATCTACCATTACCAGACGCAAGATTATTTTTAAGAGTATTTTCTCCAGCAAGAGAGTTTTGGTCAAGAATAGTTCCTTCAACTAGAAAAACTTTAAAAAGTAAACAAACTGTTCCTTTAGAAGATGGAAGAGAATTTGACCTTTTTGATTTTGAAAAGATGTTAGCTAAACCTGTAAAAGAACTTTTTGATTTACAAACATCAGACCAAAAAGGAATTTTAGCCTGGGCAAAACAAACAGTAAAAACAGCTAGGAAAAAATTTGATTTATCTGCAGATGATACAGATGCAAATGCATTAATACAAGGTTGGTTTTCTCTATTAGGAGATAACTACATGAACAAAGCTTGGAAGCCATTCATACTTATTAGAGGTGCGTGGACTGCAAGAGTTGTTGGTGAAGAACAAGTAAGAATGTGGGCTGCAGATTTAGATAATGTATTTACACATCCATTATCAGCTTTTGCTTGGATTATGGGTAAAAATAGAAAACAAGTATTAAATTCTATTGAAGACCCATACACATTAGATGTAAATAAAACTATTAGAAAAGGTCAATTTAGTATTCGAGATGATGAAGTATTAGGTAAAGCAACAGAACATCAAGCTGCTATGTCTGTATCTCATGGAGGTATTTTAGATGGAGATAAACTAAAAAGAACATTCGCATTTAAAGGTGTTGAAAAAGGTCAAAAAGGTTATCATGGTGCAGCTACATCAGAAATATTTCAACTTGCAGATGACCCTCTTGCAGCTAATTTAGCAACTATTAGAGGTAGTCTAGAAGAAACAAGATTAGGTGTACAAAATATAAAAGAAAGATTTTGGAATGGAGATTTATCAACTTGGAGAACAGCACTTGCTTATGGTTCTGATGAAGCAGGTAAGTATCAAAAGATAAAAGTTTTGAATGATAGAAAGTGGGCAGATGACTATGTTGATTCTGTTTTAGCTAGATTACATTACAAAACAGGTGGTGCATATAAAGTTACAGAGGTATTACCAGATGGTACAAGAAGAGTATTTGATGATATAGAAGGTATGCAAAGAATTAGAAAGTCTCCTCAATCTGAAATAGAGTTTGAACTTACAAAAGTAGGAGATGATGAATTGCTTGAACATATAGCTGCAGGTGTTGATGGGATAGATACAGGAGATATAAAAATAGTTATTGATGGTGTTCCTATAAATATTGGTAGAAAAGCAACAATCGGTGATAAAAAGAAATATGTAAAATGGCTTGCTAATAAAAACCCTTACAAACAATATCACGTTATGAAAAAATCTGTTTTTGATATGGATGGAGAAAGAGTAAGTTCTTACGATGCAACAATTGAAAGATTATTTAGTATTGTTATGTCAACTCCAACAAACAGATTATCTCGTTCACCTGCATTTAGACAGTTCTATTGGAGATTTATGGAGGATAACATAGCATATTTTGATGATTCCCTTAGAGAACAAATTAAAAAGCAAGCTAAAGCTTCAAATCTAGATAAAAAATTTATTCAAAAATTAGATACAACAGGTAAAGTTACAGCTGATGAAGGTAAGCTTCTAAGATTAGATGACCTTGATGCATTAGATGATACAGCAAAAGGATATGCATTAGCCGAAACCAAATCACTTCTTTATGATTTAAATAGAAGACATGTTGTGTCAGATATGCTTAGACTTGCATTTCCATTCGCAGAAGTGTATATAGAAATTATGGGTACATGGTCAAGATTATTAAACAAGAAAAAATTATTAGCAACTCGTAAAATATCAAGAGGTATTGAAGGAGCAAGAAAAGCTGATTTAAATGATGATGATGAAGGATTCTTCCACACAGATGAAATGACAGGAGAAGAAATGTTCTTTTTTCCTGGTTCAGAAATGTTAACAAACTGGATGTTTGAAAATAACAGAGACAGCAGAACTGTAGAAAATCCTATTACAGGTGAAAGAATAGCTGCACCTGATGCAAGAATAAATTTAAAAGGTTATGTGTCTTCATTAAATATGATTGTTGGAAATCCAGCACCAGGTTTAGGTCCATTAGTTGCTATACCATCTTCATTTGTTCTACCTAAAAATGAATTAATAGATAAAATTTTCTTTCCATATGGAAGAGAAACTGATAGTCCTTTTAATCCATATACATTTGCAGATGCATTGATACCTTCTTGGGCAAAAAAAGCATTATCAATAGGTTCAAATAATCCAGAAATACATAGAAGTTTTGCTAACACATACAAAGATGTTATAAAAATGTTTGTTACTACAGGACTTTATGATGACAGTACACCTGCTAAACAACAACAAGCATTGCAAGAAGCTAGAAAAACTGCAATGTTTTTAACTATGGCAAGAACTCTTATACAGTTTGCAGCTCCTACAGGTGCAGTAATTAGATATGATGTAGAAGTTGCACCTGGTGGACAAATGCATATTGACCCATTACAAAGCAAAGATGCAGACCCTAATCATCATTTTTATGGAATATCTGTATTATCAGATGCTTATTACAGAATACTTTCTAAATACAGAGGAGACCAAGTATTAGCTACAAAAGAATTTGTAAATCAATTTGGATTAGACCCTACAGCTTTATTAGTTTCCAAATCAAAAGAAATAACAAAAAGAAGTTATACAGATGAAGGTGTCAAGTTCAAAAGATTAAATGAAGATTTTATGGGTATTTATCCAGATACAGCATATTATTTATTTCCTGATAATCCACTAGATGAATTTAACTTTGTAGCTTGGGCAGAGTCTTTTGCAAATAGAGATAGAGTTGATTTAACAGATGATGAGTATATTACTGCAGTAAGACAAGCACAAGGTAGATTAGCTTATGAATATCAAAGAAGATTATTGTTTGATTCTGGTGTACATAACAACTTATCACCTGCAAGAAAATATGAAATACTTACAGATTTAAGAATGGCTCTTAGAAAAGAATATCCTGGATATGGACAAACTTCTACAACTGCAAAATCAATAGATGCTGAATCTAAAAGATTACAACTTATTGATATGTTAGAAAGAGAAGGAGACAGAATAATTAATTTACCTAATGGAGACAAAGTTGCTTTGAAAGAACTTAATTCTATGGCAGGTTTTGCTGAATACATGGAAGCTAGAAATAATATATTAGCAATTATTCAATCAAGAGATGGTGTAAGAGCATCACTCAAAAGGCAAGAGTATGCATATTTTAGAGAAGTTTTAAGAAGAAAAGCTCAAGAATTATTTTCAGCTTACCCTGATTTCTACTACATTTATGATGATATACTAAGATTTGAAATAGAAGAAGAATTTACTGACGTATTCACACCTATGGAGTATTAATGGAACAAGAAGCAAACTTAAAAGGTCAAGTCCTTAGAGAAGCAATAATTAAAACAGGCTTAGATATTAAGACAGTTGCTAATGCTTTTGCCAATGATATAGCTAATTTTCTTGGAATATCTGGTAGAGCAGCAGTTCAAATGCTCACATTCATTGGTCAAGGCGATAATACAATGGCACAATCACAAGCTTTACTTGGTCAAGGATTTGAGTCTAATCCTAAGATAGTTGCATTTATGGCTGGTCTCACAGGAGATGATTACAACCCATTAGATGAAATAGATGAACAAAGACAAGCTGCAGCTGGTGAAGCACCAGAAGATGTAATAGAAGTAGCACAAAGAGAGTATGCTAATATGACTCAGCAAGTTGCTGAAACTTCTAGAAGAAGAGCAAGGACAGAACCTACCATTGATGAGCAAAGGGAAAAACTTTTTGCTGAATATAAAGAAGATAAAAATACAGATAAATTACTTTCTGGATTACAAGATTTAGAGAATGTTGAAGCAATAGTAGGAACTGAATACGCATTTGAATCACAATATTTAAATCCAGATACCACAGCATATTATGGTTTTGATGCAAGTCCTTATGCATTAGAAACATATAGAGCACAGGCAGGAGACCAAGACCTTGTTCCTATATACAATACTGGTTTACATTTATCTTTTTTAAATAATATGCCAGTTGATAGAGTTATTGACTTTCAATTAGCTTTAGAAGCAGCTGGATTTTTAGACCCTGCAAATATATCAGGAGAATTTGATGAAGCAACACAATTAGCATTACAAGGTGCATTTACATATATGAATCCTAAAAAAGAATTTGGAATAAATGTAAATGATTTAAATGATATTGCAATAGCATCTGGTGGAAATAATGCTGCATTTTTAGGATTTATTCACGATATATTTTTAGACCAATTAGAAGATATAGACCCTAGTGTTATTGACCCAGATAGAACAGGACCTGATATTGTAACTTTGCCTGATAGTGAAATGCTTGGACAACAGATAGAAAATGCTATATCACAATATAGTGGATTACCAAGTATGGAACTTTTATTACCTGATATTAGAGATTGGGCTAACGGAAAGATAAAAGAACTAAATGAAAAAGCTGCAGAAGTAAATCAACTTAGTGCTAATCAATACAATATGGCTGCTCGTGATGCTGCAAGAAGAAGAAAATTTGGTCTTGAACCAAAACAGTATGAAGTAAGAGGACCTTTAGATAGAGAAGATTTATCAAATGCATTTGAATTTGAATTAGATAAATATATTAAACAAACATTTGCACCTCTTATAGAAGCAAATCAAGTAGACCAAGCAAGAAGACAAGGCATAGCTAGTTTGATTTCTGCATTTAGTGTAGGTAGATAATGGACGGAGAACAAATACCTTGGATAGATTGGATAAATGAAATTATTGTTGCTGCAGAAGAACTTAAAGAAAAAGGTGCTCAATTAGCTAAAGACCCATCTGAAGATATACAAGTATTACATAACATGATTGCAATATCTGCAGCAGAGTGGAGAGATGGTAATAAAGTAAATGAAGGTGGACCAAGTATGGGTAAAGCTCTTGGTGATGAAGAATCATATTCACCTGCACAAATATACAAACCAGTATGGGGAAAGGATACAAGTTCTGTAGATGTGAGCATTATAAATAATCCTCTTGTTCCTGAGTTTCAAAATATAGATGGAGATAAACTTATGGAGCTAATATCAGATGATGTATCTCTTGCAGCTAAAGCATATGTAATTATTTTACAAAATAAAAGAGGTTATGATATTTGGTCAACTTGGGATGATTTTGTTACAAATCCTGATACACCACAATACTTAGATTATGCACAACAATATTCATTTGAAAGTTTAAATACACCAAGTGATGCTGTTGACCCTGATAGATTGTTTACACCAGACAGAGAACCTGGAACAGGTAGATTATTGCAAGATGGTAAACCTTTACCAGTAGAAAAAAGAGTTACATTTTCTACAAAAGATAATAGAGAAAGACAAAGAAGATGGCTTGCATCAGTTAAACTAAAAGGAATACTTAGCGATGCAATAGTGGAGGCAATAAATGTCGACTAAAAATGTAGATTTAGATTTAACAATAGAAGGACAATCTGTTGATAGTTTTAGAACAGATAATGACAATCAAACTGTAAATACTTCTAGTGCAGGTGTTTTTTCATATTCAAATAAACCAACACCTGAAGCTGTATATTTTGATGGTAATTTTTATTATTTTTTGTGGGATGTATCTCAGACATTAGATGAACCAGATGGAACTTCATTCCTAGCATATAATGCAGGAAAAAAATATAACCCATATGGTTTTGGTGACACTGTGAGTGGAGCAAAAAGAATAGGACCAAGAGCTGTAACTACAGCACCTGGAATATTATTAGGAGAAGATTTATTAAGAGTAGGAGACATATCACCTGCATACAATAATTTAGATAATTGGAATCCTGGAGAAACATTTGATGACAGGATTGCATTGTATGAAGATGTTGCTCCATGGTTTTTTGATGCTGTAGTAGATGAAGATGGTAACGTAGATTATCCTGGTATGGATTTATTGTTCGACTTAGTTATCAACAATACTCCTATAGACCCAGGAGACCCAAGACTTCTAGCTATACAAGCACCATACACTACAGAAACTATTGAATATTTAAATGCTTTAGGTCCACAGGGTTACAACATTGGTGGCAAACCAAATATGAAGCTTGTTGCTTTACGAGAAACAAGAACTACACAACTAGATAACGCATTTAGTCGTTTGGGTTTAAATCCAAATGATTATAAAAAAGATAATCCAGAACTATACGAGCAGCTATTACAGCGAGCAGTAGAAGGAAATGTATCTGTTGCACTACTACCAAAATTTGTTGGTTATGTAGAAAATATGGATGGATACGCAGTAGCAAAAGATTCACCTTTATATAGCTTATTTTCTGCTGAATCTGCAAAGTTGACTGCTGATAGTTCTGGGTTAGATTTATCTGATTATATATTTAATAATAAAAATACAGCAAAAGGTATTGAGGTTTTAGGTGCAGGTGTATTCAATTCACTATCTGAAGCAGATAAAAAGAAAGGTGCTTTATTGTTTGCAACTGAAGGAACAGAGAGCGTAGAGGAATACTATCAAAATATATTTGATACAAATCCATACTTTTCTAGATTTGCAGGTAAAGGATTGAACTATTCAAAAGTTGCTGCACCTTACATAAAACTATATGCATCTGTATATGGAGAAGCTCCTGATGAAGAAGCAGATTTCTTTTTAGGACAGTTTCAAAATGATTATAATACTGCAGCTATAAACTTCAGACAAAATGCTTACGATACAGGTAATAAATTTTTTGGATATAATGTAGCATCACTTATGAATAAATCATTAGGTGGTCCAGTAGTTAGGGGAATATAGTGGCAAAAGTAACTTATTATAGAAAAGATTTTTTAACAGGATATGAGATTGATACAAAAAGTGATGGTGCTGAAGTACAAATAAAAAATTTAGAAGACGCAGGCTATACAACAAATTTTGCAGAGGCAGAAGCTGCTTCATTTACAGGTGGAGGACAAAATTTTATTGGCAATACTGCTAACACAGCAGATGAACCATTATCAGATAGTTTTCAAGCAAACTTTACTGTAGAACAAGCAAAGGTATTACTACCTTACATTACTAAGTTAGACCCACAAAGAGGTGAAAAACTTATTCAAGCATATGTAGATGGATATATACAATCAGGTAAAGTTGAGTTTGCATTAGCTGCTTTACGTGCAGCACCAGAATATGATGAAATGTTTAATGGTATAAAAAGAAGTGATGGTTCATTAAGAATGACAGAGGCACAGTATCTTCAAAATAAAGAAGCTGTATTAGTTCATTTTAATGAATATAACTTAGGTGGATATGCAAAAGAAAACATTGATACTGTATTTCCTAAATTACTTTCTAATAATGTATCACCAGATGAAATGAGACAAAGATTACAAGCAGTTACTGATACTATAAATGCAGTACCACAAGACCAAAAAGCACAAATACTTGGCGAATATCAACAATATTATTCAACAGAACTAGGAGAGTTTGTAGAGCCTAATGAATCTACACTTGTTGCTTTAGCAATAGACCCAGAAGTAAATGCACAAATACTTTCTAAAAGACTTAATGTATCACAGATAAGTGCAACATTTGAAAGAGTAACAGGAGAAGATATAGACTTTGATGCTGTGCAAAGACTTATTGGTAGTGGTATTACTGCACAAAGAGCTGCAAGTGAGTTTGAAACAGCAACAGCAAGAGCTATCACAGCATCAAGATTAGCTAGAAGATTCAATAGACAAAATCAAGATTATACAGCATTAGAGTTTGCAGAGTTCGGAGCAGCTCCAGATACAAACTTTATGGAACAAGTAGGTTCATTATCAGCACAAGCAGAATCAGCTAGTGCAGTAGCAACAGGTGCTAGACAAAATAGACAAGGTCAAGTAACAGGCTTGACAGAGCAATAAATCTGCTATACTAAATGTAGTGCCTGGCAGGATTCGGCACTCAAAATATAGGGCTGCAAACGCGATGACACAGCCAAGGTGTGTTGTTTGACATTCGTAAATCCTTGTGAAATCCCCTTAATTACCTAGCGATTATGTTATATGGGATTAAATATGCTAGAGAAAATGGAGAAAATAATGGAAGAAAATAAATTAGACCAAGCTACAGAAGATGCAATTGAGGAAGCTGTAGAATCTAACGACAATATAAAACAACTTAGAGATGAGTTCAAAAAACTCAAAGCTGAGAATAAAGCATTCAAGGCACAAGCCATGAATACTGCATTAGAGTCATTAGGTTTACAATCTGATAAAGGCATTGGAAAAGCCGTAACAAAACTTTACGATGGAGAAATGAATGTAACTGATATCAAAGATTTTGTTAACAATGAATTTGGTGATGCTATTAATGCTGAACCTGTTGTTCAAGATAAAATTACTGATAATGTTACTGAAGCTCAAGGAAGAGTTGAACAGCTTAATAAACTTGGTGTAAATGCTGAACCTGTTGATATATCACAAGAGTTCAGTAAATTCATTAATGATTCCAACACAAGCACAAGAGATAAAATCAATGCAAAATTGCGTATGATTGATTCTCTTAATGAACAAGACAAAAGATAATTTATAGGAGAAGATAAAAATGGCAAGTATATCGTTAACAAATAATACGATTTATGCACAAAACATTAATAACTTCGCTGGTGAATTGTTTAAAGTTGGTGGTCAAAGAACACCTTTACTATCCGCAGTTGGCGGTTTAAATGGTGGAAGAGCAATTAATTCTACATATTGGCAAGTCCAAGTAGAAGACAATGCTAAGATTTCCACTGAGCCAACTAAAGGTCAAGAAGGTTCTACACCTACAGAATTTCTTGGAAGAGACAGGGCTGCATATACCTATGTAACACAAATCTTTCACAAGGGTGTACAAATGACATATACCGCTTTAGCATCTACCGGAAACCAAAATCCTCTAGATTTATCTGCTAACATTGTTAACTCCTCTGATGGAGATGGCACTGTAACTGCAGCAGATAAACTAGCATTTTTTGGTGGTAGCCCAGTGGCAGATGAATTTGCATTGCAAATGGAAAAAACAATGGAAAAAATAGCAAGAGAAGTTGAGTGGTTTGCATTTAATGGTTCTTTCTCAGATGGTGCTAATACCACCCCAGGAGATGGAACTAGAGAAATGTATGGTCTTGATGTGTGGATTACACTAAACAAGAACGCTAGCAACTCAGCAGCAGTTAACCCATTAGGTGGTAACTGTTTCTACAATGACACAAACGGAGATGGTTCTGGTTCAACACAAGTTCTTTCTTTCGCAACTATTTCAGGTGCGTTAAAGAGAATGTATGATAACCATGCACCAATGAATCAACCTGTGTTAGCTGTTACTCCAAAACAATTACTAGACCTTAACAATGAACTTGTTAAAGGAACAGTTGATATAGCAGGAGCAATTATTCCTAGAGATAGAAATATTGCAGGCGTTGATATTGATACAATAGTTACACCATTCGGTTCAATCGGAATGATGATTATTGACCCTGATATTATGCCTGACAACACTGCTTTCATCTTAGACTTAGCACACATAAACCCAGTGTTTACCAATATCCCAGGATTTGGAACTGTGTTTGTTCGTGATATTGACCAAGATGCAAACGCTAGAATTGGAAAAGCTGTTTATATGGAGATGGGATTCGAGTTCGGACCTCCTTCATACCACTGCAAGATTCAAGCAGTTAGTTAATAAAAAAGCATTGAAGATTAGGGTGGAACTCCACCTCCACCCTTTTCTTCTGCTATAGTTAGGAAGATATGATTAAATCAAAATTAGCCTTAATAGATATATCAGCAGATAATAATAATTCTTTAGGAGTACAAACTGAAGGTATGTTACTTTGTGGTGTAGAATTTCCTGCAGCAATGACAGGCACTGCAGTAACATTTGATTTCTCAATGGATAATAGTACATTTGTTGATGTAAAAGAAACTGATGGAACTGATGTAAGTTATACTGTTTCAGCAGGAGATGTTGTAAGAGTTGACCCTTCAGGATGGGCTTTTGCAAGTAATGGATTTCTAAGAGTTACATCAAATGGTAACGAGGCAGCAGACAGAAAAATAATTTTACACTTTAGACATAGTTAGGAGCAACAATGGGTATGCTCTTAATACTTAAAGAGGGAAGAAATCTTGATATAGAAAGTATTCCTGACCAACCATTAGAACCTTCATTTCCTATTGTAAATCCTGATATAAAAGCAAATGATGGATTATTTGCATTAGGTGCATTTGGTCAAGCAATATTTGCTGCAGAATTAGTAGAGGAAGGTGCTGCATAATGAGTACAAATATACAAGGATTAGTAGATAGAGTTTATAGAGAATATTTAGAACCTATGGATGATTTACAACCTTATACGTTATTAACCTCAAGTCTTACAGATTCTGAAACAACAGTTTCTTTTAATGGTGATTTACTTACACAAGAAGAAGAAGATGTTATGGAAGCAGGTTCAATTATAGAAATAGGAACAGAACTTATGCTTTGTAAAACTCTTGACACTGTAAATGACCAAGTAGAAGTAGTAAGAGGTGTAAGAGGCACAACTGCAACAACACATACATCAGGAGATACAATAAAAATAGCACCACCTTTTCCAAGAAAAAATGTTTTTGATGCTGTGTGTGACCAAATAAAAAATTTATATCCTACATTATTTGCAGTAGAAACTAAATCAGTTACAGCTAAAACAGGGTATATTCCTATGGATGGAGCTAATGATAATTATATAGTGGCACCTATAAGTGCTATATCACAAATGACAGACTTTGCTGCAGGCTCTGATGAAACAGGAATAGTTTATCAAGGTGTAGCCGTAGAACTTGTTGATTTACCTAACCCATTTACTTATAGAGACTCTGATGGTGTTTCTCAAACAATTACATATAGTAACAATGGACCAAATAAAGTAAATGCATTGCAAGTGTATGGAGTATCATCAGGACATACAGTGTTTGTTACATTTAAAAAAAAGTTTATTGAACCAACATCAGAATCAGATACTCTAGCAACAGTTGGTTTAGAAAATGAATATGAGCCAATTATTATGGCAGGTGTTGCAGCACAAATAATTGCAGGAAGAGATATACCAACAGCAACAGCTGATTATATAACTGACCAATTATCAACATCTACATTTCCTGTTAACTCTGCAGCAAACATTAGAACATCTTTATTAAGATATCAGAATGATTTAATCGAGCAAGCAAGGAAAGATTTAAGAGCAAGGTATCCAGAACCAGTTGCCTTAAATAAAATAACTTATGCCTAGGTTAACTACACAAGCAGAAGTATCTAATCCAAAAAGAAAAGGATATGATTTTCGTATTGATAATCAACTTTATAGAAGTGCTGTAGGTCCAGGAAGAGATATGACTATACAATCTTCTGATGTTGAAGGTGGTCAAGTTAATGTTAGACAAAACGCAGAAGACTTTACATCTAACCTTGGTAGAGTTTTTTCACGTAATAATTTTTCTGGTGGTTCTAATTTAGATACAGCACACAGGAGAGATGGAACAGATAAAGATACAATAAGATTTTGGGATAGTCAAGGTATAGATGTTTTTAAAAAAGATTTAGGTAGTTCTTACAATATTCAATTATTAAATACAACAATTAATACTAGGTCACTATCTTCTTCTGATGGTGATAATTATCTAGCAGTAGTAGGTACTACTATTTATGTTTCTGATGATGCAACACTTTATAAATCTACTGATGGTGGTACAACTTTTGCTACACAATCTACAGGATTAACTGCTGGTTATCACATAAAAGGTTTAGCTGCACATGGAGACCTACTATATATAGTAGCTAACAATGGTTCAGCAGGAGAAATAGAAACACTTGCAAGTGATGGTACATCTACACAAAAATCTACAGCTCAAACATTTGATGGAATATGGGCTGTTAAAAATAAATTTTTAGTGTCTGCTAGCAATTCAATATTTGAATATGATGGTGCTACTACTGTTTCTTCAGCAAAAGTAACATTAGCATCTGGAGAAACATGGACAGATGTTACAGATGCAGGAGCTGTTGCTTTAGCAACTGCAACTGATGGAAGAATATATTCTTTCAAAGATGTTTCAGCAGCTTTTACAGTTAATGGACAAACAGAAATAACTAATGAAACTCCAACATGTATTGTAGAATCTAATGGAATTATTTTTTATGGTACAAAAGAAGACCAAACAGGTACTAAAAAAATTGGAAGACTTTATAGAGCAACTTTACAAACTGCTGATGACTTATATGTTCTTGGAAACAATCAGTTAATTAAAGAATGGGATATAGACAGTATTGATGCTTCACCACATAAATTATATGCAACAAGAGACTCTGTTTATGTAGGTATAAAAGAATCTGCGTCTACAAGTTTTTTATGGAGATATTATTTACCTACAGCCGGAATAGCTAGATACTACAAAGCTGCTGCTGGAGGTTCTGTAGAAGATATTTGTAGAGTTAATGAAAAATTCTTATTTGTTGTAACAGGTAGTGGTTTGTATTTACAAACAGATAACTTTGAAGAAAATGGATTTCTTATTACACCGCCTGCAGATTTTTTTACTGCAGAATCAAAACAATTTGTTGGTGCTGAAATAGAAACAGAAGAACTTGTATCAGGAGAAAGTATAGATGTTTTTATATCTAATAAGTTCGAATCAATAAATGATTCATCTGATAACACATGGCAACTTGAATTAAGTCAACAGTCTGGAACTGGTGGTGAGGAAGTACAGCTACAAAGAGTTGCAAGATATGTTACTGCTAAGATAGAACTAAACAGTAATGGTACAAGCACACCAAAATTTAAATCTTTACAAATAAGAGCATTAGCAAGACCTGAATTAGTAGTTGTACAAATACCTGTAAATATTTCTGATAGGGTAGAAAGACCTTTTAGAAAACCAATAAGAGTAAAAAACTTAGGTGAAACAATTTACCAATCACTAAAACAAAAAGAGGGTGATGCTGTTACATTAGAATTGTTTGACCCTGCAGAAATAATTAGAGGTGTTGTAGAAAAGATAAGTTATCCGATACAAAGTAATCCAAACATTGGCAGTGTAACACAATATGCTATACTCACTGTTAGAGGAACAAGACAGCAAACCTTTAGCCAAGTAACATCAGGCGATATTCTTGGTGTAAATGGTTTTGCAATAATGAGATTCGGATAAAAATATGTGTATAATGGAGAGATATGGTAGCAAGAGAGACTAATTTAGTAAACGCTTTTGAAACTACACTTGCAGCACAGTTAGCAAGTGGTGGTACATCAATTAATTTATCAGCAGACCCAGGTGTAGATGCACCTGTTTATTTGGTTATAGACCCTGATAACGACAGTAATAGAGAGGTGGTTTTATGGTCATCAGGAACAGACCACACAAATGCTACTGTAACTAGAGATATAGATTCAAAACATGGAACTGACCCTACACATGCGTCAGGAACAAAAGTAAGACTTGCTGTAGTAAAGCAACACTTTGATGAGGCACATGATGCCATACAACAAGGTTTTGTTTTGGAAGATGGTGATGGAACAGAGGTAACAATAAATCCTGCTGTTGCATCAGGTGTTTATACAGCAAGAGAAGTAAAGTTTGTTGAAGGTGGTGGTATTGACATTGACTGGACCGACACAGATAATGGTACAGATGGTGACCCATACGACCTAACCTTTACTGTATCAGTTACCTCATCAGATATTGCTGCAGGTACACTTGTTACAGAATCAGAAGGTATTTCATCAAACGATAATGACACAACACTTCCAACTTCTGCTGCAGTCAAAGACTTCGTAGATGCTCAAGGCTTTGCAGATATTGGATTAGTAATAGCGTTAGGATAATAAAGATATGGCAAATACATTTAAAAATGGTTATCTAAATGTAACCAACTCAGCACAAGCTGCTTATACATGTCCTGGGTCAACAACTGCAATAGTTCTTACATTAAGAGTTACAAATGTTGATGGCTCATCAAACGACACAATAACAGCAAATGTTGTTGATGCCTCATCAGGAGATGCAAAAATTGCACATACTATGACTGTTCCTGCAGATAGCTCTATTGAGTTAGCAGGTACATCAAAAATAGTATTGGAGGCAGGAGACAAGATTGACCTTACAGGTGGTGCTGCATCAGGTGATTTAGAGGCATTTGTTTCTGTATTAGAAATAACCTAGTAAGGAGTACCTGTGGGTAAATTCGGATACATAGGTGCAAGACCTACACAATCAAGCTCATCATCTAGTGGTGTATTTTCTGTTAATGATGTAGCTAATGCTTTAGACCAAAATATATATCCATTACAAACTGTACCAATACAATACCTAGTTATCGCAGGTGGTGGTGGTGGTTCTACATCCTCATCTTCTGGAAACAGAGGTGGTGGTGGCGGTGGAGCAGGAGGTTATCGTAACTCTTTTGCTTCTGAAACATCAGGTGGTAATTCATCTACAGAAACTCCTTTAGATATAGTTCCTGGAGCATCAGTAACAGTTACAGTAGGTGGCGGTGGCACAGGTGGTGTAGGTAATAATTTTTTACAATCAGGAGTTAAAGGTTCAAATAGTGTTTTTTCTACAATTACTTCTATAGGAGGTGGTGGTTGTAAACCAAATTCAGATGGAGATGAAGATGGTGGTTCAGGTGCAGGTGGTTTTCATAACACTGTAAGTTCACCAGGTGAAGGTACAGCAGGACAAGGACATGATGGTGGAAATGGTAACAATAATAATGGAAATTCAGGTGGAGGTGGAGGAGGAGCAGGTGCTGTAGGTGTTGGTAGTGTACATTTTCAAACAGGAACAAAAACTAGAGCTGCAGGTTTGTCATCTTCTATTACAGGTTCAGCAGTTACTAGAGCTATCGGTGGAGGTCCAGGACAAGGTGGTGCATCAAGTGGAAGTGCAAATGGTGGTTCAGGCGGAGATGGTAGTGGTTCAGCATCAACAGCAGGAACAGGTGGTTCAGGAATTGTTATATTAAGATACCCAAATACTTTTACAATTACAGTCGGTAGTGGTTTGACAAGTTCCACAGCTACAGATGGAGATGATAAAGTTACAACATTTACTGCAGGTACAGACACAGTGAGTTGGTCATAATGAGTAAATCAAACGAATATGGATATATACAAGATGGACCTACACAAAGTAGCACAGCTAATTCAGGAATATTTGAAGTAAATGATGTTACTGATTTATTAAATCAAAGTAAGTATGCTTTACAACCAGTTGTTGTTTCATACCTAGTTATAGCAGGTGGTGGTGGTGCAGGTGGTAACACTGGTGGTGGAGGTGGTGGAGGAGGTTATAGAAACTCATACGCATCAGAAAATTCTGGTGGTGGTGGTTCAACCGAAACTCCTTTAGAGATAGTTCGTGGAGCTAG